AGAAGATGCTACGCAACAATCACCGTTGCCAAGCATCGTTACAAGTGCATCAAGGTCCGCAGGTCTGATGCAGCAGAACTACTTCACGCCATGTGGCAGGAGAGCAAGAACCCAACCAAGTAAACCAATGGACATAGAAGCAATCATATCAGACGGGCCGCGAGCCTACGCAAACTGGACACAAGCAGACATCGACCGCGAGCTGCACGAGTATCACCAATGGCTGGACGAGCAAGCCGAAGAAGCTCGACGGGCAATGGATGAAGACACCGAGTATATCAAATCACAAGAAACCAGATAAGATGTTACTAGCAATCGTAATTACTTCATGGGTTCTCGCAGTAGTTCTCATCCTTAGATTCCTCGCTGTGTCCTGCAAGCCGTATGACAACCCTTTCGATCTACTCCTTGAGCTGGAGCAGGAAGAGGAGGAGGAGGACTACCTAGACTGGGAGGTGGAGGAGTGCCACCGCTGCGGGGCAGAGAATGTTTTATCCCCTGACGCTTCATCTTGGTTCGACGAGGGGTTCGTTCATGAGTGGGAGGACGCAATCTTTTGCGAGCGTTGCTTCTATGACAAAGGAAAGAACGGGCAACCCTACCTCACTGACCTCGACGACATGCAGCAGAACCCCTACTCATACCTGCCTCGCGGGTATTGATCCAAAGAATTGACAACGTAAATACGCCAATCTAAATTGGCACAACTTGAATAAATAAATATGGCAACACCACTGAATAAACCAGTCCACCGCTTGATAGAAATCGGCGGGGAAAAATACCTCGCATCATTAGAACCAGCTATTGACGGGCAGCCCCCGACTTATGCTCTGAGAAAAATGCGGACGAGTAACGTGCATCGAATGAGCATGGAGTCCTTGCTGAATCCTGAACCTGAGAAGGAAACTCACAAGACCAAGGATGAAGAACCTATCCGCAATGTGATGCGACCCACTCACCATAGGTCTATGCAATGGACCCCGCTCCAGCAGAAGCTGACGGTGATGGAGGAAATCAAAAGTAAACTCACCGTCTTGGATCTTGAATACAAGTTGAAGGTGGAGATCCTGCAAACTCTGGAGGACATCATTGATATCGAGCACGAATTGCACAGTGATTCCTGCACCACTAATCCTTAGCCATGATACACGTTCATCTGGATGAGCACGACTTAGAGAAGTGCAAGTCCCATGCAAGGCGGATAGTCTCACACTTTGACAAGTTGAGTTCACTGGGGTCGGGGTCTTACAGCCACAATAATGTAGGCAGCAATCTAGTCGGAGTTAAATCTGAGATGGCTGTGAAGCATTGGTTTGCGATCAATGGTTTCTACGGAATCAAATGTGGGTATGAGAAGTTTAGATCCAGCAAGGGAGATCTAGGGGTAGAAGGATGGTCGATAGAGGTGAAAGGTCTACGCCCCCAGCAATGGGAAGAGCATAAGAGATGCATACCCCCTAAGCAGTTGGACAAGTATGTTCAGAGGAATGCTATGGTAGTTTGGACTACAACTACTGGAGATACAAAATCTAAACATGTCACAATGCGGGGATGGAACTTTGCTACTGATGTTTACCTCAGAGGCATACCGCGTGTGACCATCTGCGATAACGTGGGTCTCGCGAACGATGATGACATGCGAAAGATGGAGACACTCCTGACTACGCTAAGAACTAAGAACCCACATCAGACTGAGCTTCCCTTAACTCGAACCATAACAATTTGAATAAGTGCTAGTGAGAAAAATCAGGAAGGGTTTATACGAAGTTATCGACATGCAGTATAACAACTATCGTGTCGAGGACTCCACCAGAATTGGTGCCTTCAATAGACCGCACCCCTTCAACAAGATAGGCAAGGCATACAGGTGGGGGATATGGGAGCAAGCCAATGGCGAGTGGGAATACCTCGACGGCAACCCAACACTAAAAGAATGTCTCGATGTGATAGCCACTTGGGATGCTGCGTCACAACTAGGAAAAGATTTATGAAGAAGAACCCAACCGCAATAGCACTACTTGAGTCTTTAGAAAACTACATAATAGATCTCAAAGAATACTTGGATGAACCAATCAATGATGTTGAAGAGATGAGCTACGACTTAAAGGACAAGGCGAACGCTTTGCTGGAGGAGTTCAATGACATCATTGGTAACACCCCAACAACTTATGAATAAAAAAATAAAACTAAATACAATGCAGAGAATCCTGCTGAATGACTATCGTCACCAGCAGAGGAAAAAACTAAAGGACCATACAGACCTTGAGCACTACGTCTACTGTCCTCGAACCAAGCAATGGCATGACAAAGCAATTAATAAAAATGAAATCGTTGTTCCCAAAACAATCTGAGTCTAGAGATTTCTTTTATAGGCATTTGTTGAGCGGAAGGAATACCTTGGATTCATCGCAGATGGGGACAGGTAAAACTGTGGTAGGCGCACAACTCGCTAAGAAACTTTTAGATTATGAGGGCTTCGGCGACCATTGGTATGAGAGTGTCGCAGTGATCTGTCCCAAAGCTGTGTTCCCTTCATGGCGAGCAGAGCTGGAAGAGTGTGGTCTCGCAGACCGTGTAAAGTTTATCCTGAATGTTGAGAAGTTGCGTAGGGGGACCACGCCTTTTGTAAAGAAGGTGGGCAAGAAGAACTTCCGCTGGGATCCTTTAGAGATGCACAACTGCTTGGTCCTCATCGATGAGATTCACAAGCTCAAGGGACCGTGGACCCTGAATGCAAACCTATTAGTTGCCCTCGTAAATGACCATATCTTAATACATGGCATGAGTGGAACCCCGTGCGAGTCTCCTATGGAGATGCGCCCACTGGGATACATGCTTGGGATGCACAACAATAATCAGCCGAAGGTGTCCAGTGCTGGTGGAAAAATACCCAGCTACTTCCAGTGGCTGCGGGAGATGCGTTGTGAGAAGGGACACTGGGGCGGGTATGAAATGCAAGACCCTGAGTATGCTTTAACTCGTATGCGTAGGGATATGTATGGACCCTTCGGGACCACTAAAGGTCTCACCGTTGCCGACTTCCCTGAGTCCTTCAGAGAGAACCGAGTTCTCGTAGACCCCATCGAGTTTACCAACAACGACAAGATCGTTAAGGAATATAAGAAACTCAACATGACCGCTGATGAAGTGAAGGCTTATGTCGAGGACGGCAAATCCCCTGACCACATAGTGGATGAGGAAGACCCCATCATCGTAAAGATCCTGCGAGCAAGACAGCAGTGTGAGCAATACAAAGTTAAGGACATCGCGACGATGGCACAGGACGCAGTGGAAGAGGGCTATAATGTAGTAGCATTCCTCAACTTCACTGAGAGCTTGCGTGAGTTAGCCACCCTTGTCGGTTGCGAATACATCGACGGCTCAACTCCAGAGGATTTACGGAATGAATACATCGATAAGTTCCAGCGAGATGAATCAAACATGCTGGTAATTAATGCCGCAACTGGTGGGACTGGTATCTCACTCCACGATACAATCGGTAACAGACCCCGCCTGTCTTTGATATCTCCCAGCTTCAACGCAAAAGAGTTTGCTCAAGTGATAGGACGGATACACCGCAACGGTGCTAAGTCTGATGCCCTGCAAAAGATCTTGCTTTCAGACAATTCCATTGAGGAATACGTGATGGAAGCAATCAACAAGAAACTAAATAACATGAACACCATTCACCACTCGCGCCCATGCGAGATGAATACAACACATTACTAATATGAAAGAACCTGAAAACACAACCGCAACAGTTATCCAAATTGAATCCCCTATCATGGGTGATGAACCCATATCAGTTGCACTCAAAGCAAAGAGAGACGAACACCCAATGAACCCTTCGGGGTGGAGCATCATTGCTTTCACACCCTCAGCAAGTGTTCGATGTGTCCGTGCTCACCAACCAACACACCTTACGCTATTCATCAGAAGCATCATAGGTTTGTGTGGACATCGCTTATCTGTTTATGGTTCTTACACTCCTTCAGAGTTAGGACCAGACTATAACAGAGAGAATGTTTTGTTTAGCAAGATAGAGGAGGGTGTTCACAAGATAACAGAAGGTGAGTTTAATGCGGCACGTAGTTAGAGCAGTATACGAAAAGACAACACCTCGCTTACTGGTTCAAGGAGATTACATAGAAGATTATGTGGACCCAGCAACCGTGCGGGTGTTTGCCATCTGGACTAACTTTGCTGGAGAAGATCTGGTAGGACCAGAGATGGTAGCCAACAACAAGGTTGCAGATAAACTGGCGAACAGAACTGCTGTCTACTTAACTAAACTTATGAGATCAAATGGAACTGATCAGTGAGCGAGAACTAATAGGAAGCTTATATATTTTATTGGCTTTCCTGTTAGTGACGATAACTCTAATCAAATTTAATCTATGAACATAGCGAAACTATTAGAACTCCACGACGAGACTACAAAGAAATGTCGTCATATAATGGAGGTGAAGAACAACGACTACACTGGGGGCAAGGGATCTGATGATCCCTTTGCCAACTTTAGATGCTCAACCATCTTGGATGTGCATCCTGTAACTGGAATCCTGATGCGTGTAATGGACAAGATCCAACGCATTAAAACATTCACGAACGATGGGCAACTATCCGTGGCGGGGGAAACAGTTGATGATGCGTGTGAGGATATCATCAACTACGCAATACTAGCTAAGGCTATGCTGCGCCAAGAACGCGAGACAAAAAAAGAACACCCTCCCGAATCCGAGAGGTGTTCTTATGATAACTATGAAGCATTGAAAGAGACTGTGTCCCAATCAATAAAAGAAAAGATACTCTAATATCTTCCCTTCTTCTTAGTAGGGGACATTCTTTTCTCAACCGCTTCGGCGTAAGACATATTGTCTTGCTTCTTAGCGGTTTTCTTTTTGCCTTTCTTTTTCTTCGGTGAGTGACCGAATCCTTTGCTTTTCATTTTAACGTGCTGTTCGTATGTGTTTGCTTTGTATGCTTTACCATCTTTGTCATACATCATGTGTGGTTTGAAGTCTTCTTTTTTCATAATCTTTAATCGTTTAGTGGGACGTATCGTTCGTATTTATTAGAGTAACTATCTACTTTGTTTAGTCGAGATCTACCTACTTCGGTTTCCATTAACTTGTTTGCTATGAACTTACTTATCACTGGTCTGTTCATGTAGCCGTGGTAGTTCATGTTCAGTCTTTCTTTGCTCACTCCTTTTGTTTTTGCTTGAGCAAACAGTTCATTCCACGAAACACCTAAGCGATTGTAACCCCGCATAATTCTGCGGAACTCATTGTTGTATTCCAATCTTCTGTCATAGATCCTGTCATACAGGTTGTAGATCTCTGAGTTTGTCATGCTGTCATTCGTCAGATACCTGTTCATTCTTGAGTTGATCTCCCTGTATTCTTCTGTGTGATCTCTCAAGTAGGATCTCAATCCGTTAGCTAGATCTACCTTATGTGGTTTAACAGGAGCGAACTCACTCAGGATCATACCAAGTGGGCTACTTAGAATAGATGTATCGGGTCTGTCTCCTTCCAATGCCTTCCAAGTTCTGCGGAGTTTGTTAAAGGATCTAGGCTCATAAGATTTCTCCCAGACATGCACTAATATGTTTTTCATATTACCTGCCCAGTCTTCTTTTGAATCGATGATCCTTTGACCATACTGGTTCTCATTATTGAATACATCTTGAATAGTCCCTGCCAGAATCTGCTCGTTGTAGTATGGTCTCAGCAACCCAGTGAGGAGTTCTCCCGTTGCTTTAAACGGACTCACCCTGTCCATGAGATTCACTCCTTCTCTGAAATCGAATAGTGTTTCGAATGATCTGGATACCGCATCCGTTATTACGGAGAAGGGATTCATGTAAGTTAAGTCCAGTGATATTAAGTCCTCACCTTTCGCAGCATCCTTCGGAACCATTCCAAAGAATTTGGATACGCTTGGTGGGAAGAAGTAGAACGTGTGATCACGAAGGTAATGGGGCATTCCTTTTCGCAATGCTTCGTCTTCGTCCTCTCCAATCTTAGCGAACACTATACGAAGGAGAGCAGGAAGGGCGAATGTGAATCCCATAGTTGTCATCATCCCCGACAATCTTCGGAGGTAACGCTTTCGCATAACTGGGTTCTTCCTTCCTAGTTCTTTCTCTTCAGCGAGGAGAACAAAAGTATTACCCATAACTCTGGGAATCTCTGCTGCGAACCTGACGTAAGGCGCAAACAGTAGTCCAGTGGGACTTCTCGATAGCCATTTGATAGCGGGTGGTGCTTGGCTATATGACTGAGAAACCAACTTAACTTTCTTAGCTGCCGCCCTCTTGAGATCAACTGTAATCTTAGGCTCTTTATTATCATCCAAGATAACTTCCCCCCTACTGTTACGTTCCACCAAGTTGTAGAGCTTGGAGGTTTTGTCTGCCTCAGCCATTGCAGCTTCCTTTAAGTTGTTAAGCTCAAACTCATACAGACCTATCTTGTAGTAGGCATCCATAGCAGAAGCCAATCGGGTAGCAGTCCTTACCGCTTTATCGTATGCCGCCTTACTCTTGCCCGTTAATGATTCAGCTTTCTTCGCCAGATTTGCGAGTGAGTTTTCTACATCAGGTATTGATACTTTAGAAGTAAGGAGATCGCGCAATGCGTTTGCTTCCATCTCATCACCCCAGACATTGAAGGAAGCGAGGACTGTTAGCTCCGCATCCATCTCTGCTCTCGATCCCATTGCTGCTCGAACGATCATCGAGTTGTTATCTAACCCGATCATTCCTTTAGCAACCCCACCAACTTCTCCAAAGGCTTTACCCATGCCACCGTAGTAGCCTTGCATTGGACCAAAGAACATGGCGTTGCCCAACATGTTACGCACATAGAAACCTACCGATCCAAGTGTCTTAGCTGCGAGAGAAAGTCCCGTAGCACGGTGACCATATTGCAAAGCTTTACTAGCCATGTAAGTCATGGCGCTAGATGTTTCTTTAGTTGCAATCTCAGCCCGATCTTTAGCAAGCATTTCTTTGAAGTCTTTCGCGACATCGGGGTGGACGTAGTGACCCTTCACTGGGTTCCAATCGGTCTTCCCTTCATCGGTCTTGAACTTCACGTAGTTCGAATACTTCTGTTGCTCTGGTGGTAGCTCTAAATCTTTGGCTATCTGTTCTGGTGAGATGAGCCAAGGGTTGTCCCCCATAGTTCCATGCTCAAGAATTCGGTTAAAGAAAGCTTGGTTAGCCATAACTCCAGCCACATGACTTAAAGTATATGCCAAGTTAGTGATCCCACCTTCGTCCCCATACTCACCAAGAAGTTTCCTTAATTCAGATGGGACATTTTTCTTAGAGTTTAACTCTTCGACCAGAGATCTAAGTGGACCACCTGTAAATTTCTTTTGGTTGAGCATGATGCTTCGCCCACCATCTGCTTGTTGGAAGATGTCTATCTCCGCAGTGACACCCTTCTTCTCGTAAGAGTTGATGAACTCTATCATCATCTCTTTACCCTTTGTGTTTGCTGTAGATCCTTTTGATTGTAGATCTAGCTCTACGTTTGTGGTTGCATCAGCCTTAGATAGACCTTGTCTCATTTGCTCCTTTATATGGAACTCCATGTATCTATCAGCAAAGAAGTTTATTGCGTCTTGTCTTATCTTGACATACTCAGGATCGGTAGACTCCCGTATTGTTTGTAGGAAATCATTGTCCTCAAACATACGATACCTTCTTGTGATGTAGATGCCACGGTTCCCATCGAAAGTAGCTTCGAATAGGTTCTCGCCCGAAACAAAATCGCTGAACAACTCATTACCTTTTGCGGACAACTCGTCTGTGAGTTTACGCATATCGAGGATCAGCTTGTGTGCATCTGGTGAAAGCGCCATCAAATCCTTCAGTGCCTGATTCCTGTCAGCTAAAAGCTCATTGTGGTTCTGCTTCCTGAGTTTGTTCGCGGTTGCTACCTTTTTCTGTTCAGCAAGATCCAGTAAAACATCCCGTTGCTTTGTGCTCTTGGCGAGATTTGCTTTGCCTCGATCCTTATTGAACTGTGCTTCAATTTGATCTACCTGTGCGTCCGTTAATTGAGAACCCATGTTAGAACCAGAAGCTCTGGAGATTAACTCAGGGGGTATATCAATTCCCTCAGAAGCAAGACGGGAAATAATTTCGTCATGATTTTCTTTGAAGTCTTCAACTAACTTCTTGGTTTCTCTGACGAAGGCTTCACGCTCTTCGTTGAAGCGGATGATATCCCGATCCGCGTAACCTCTGGTAACACGACCGAACATACTGGAAGGAGACTGATATGTCCCAACCTCCATCAATGGAAGGTCGAGCATCTCGATCCAGTTACTAAAGTCTACAGAGTCCCCGTCTAATTCTTTTGGTATGAGTGAACCTGCACCCCAGCGGGACTGCAATCTTACTCCTCGTCCACTATCTGCTGAAGTGTCTCCAGATAATCTTCCTCTTCGCTGGTTGGCGGTGGATTCAACAAAAGATACTGCATTGTTTCCTCGTTCGTTTCGGAAGACTTCGTTGGCTGCGGACGCATAGTCGGGGGCTTCTCCTTCATCTGCTTTTGATCCGAACTCTGCGTGGACTGCTTTTTCATAATACCAAAGTATAGCTTGTGCTTCTGCTGGAACCATTCGGACTCCAGTCTGCTGTTCTAACTTATCTATAGCATCCAACATTGCAAGTCGAATAAACCTACGATGTCCTCCGCTTTGTGGGGCTTCAACTAATTCATACCCACTATCGATAACTTTGTAGAGTGCGTTAACAGATTTCCTAAGTTCATCTGTTATTGGTTCCGCCTTTTCCATCTTACCCTTGAACGTGACCCATGAACCCTGAGCATTGTCCCAGAACATTTGTCTGTTGTCCGCTTTGACCCAGAACTTCGCGAGCTTTAGCACAACTTCTGTGCTCATCTTGCGCTTCCTCCCAAGCCCTGCTTCCTTGAACAGCTCTCCTTTCGGATCTTGTTTGGCGTAAGCTAGTAGTGCCTTTACTACTCTCTCTTTCTTTTCTTTTAATTTCTGCGGGGTATCTCTACGGACTTGTGCTCCAGCAGTTCTTCCTAAAGTCCGCATGAACCAGCGGTCCATAGTTACCGTATCAAAGTTACCATTGAGGTTGTTATGGAACGATCCAAGTTTAGCGCCGAACACAAGCGAGAATGGAACCTTCTCGTCAATAAGCTCCCCAGTCGTAAGGTCAGAAGCTTTCTTAGCGGTGTATCCAAAGTCCCTAACTAGTCTGCCCCGTAGCTCTGCAACAGTTCCTGTTGTTGACAGGAATTCTTCGACATATTCCCAGCCATACTGATCAATCCACTTGTCTAGAAGTTTGAAGTGGTTCTGAATTGTTTTCGTTCTCGACCCACTTGGTTTGACATCAGCGTTGTAAAACTTGCCAGTCTCTTTCCACTTCTGATAAACCTTCCACGAGTCTGCGGTTTGGTCTTTTACTTTGTTACCGTTCGATGTGATGGCGAGCATCGCCTTGAAAACAAAATTGTCCTCTGGGTTTTTGATGTCTGCATCTAGCTCTTCAAAGATATCAACCGCCATCTGGACACGCTCTTCATACCAAGACACAAATTCTGGGTATTCGTATAACGCTCTTTCCAATACTCCGTGTAAGCGGGAGCCTAACTTAGATATGTCATTGTAGTAAGCCTCTTCGGTTTTCTTGCTCTTCCAATTCTTAGCGGAACCTTTCCAGTTTTTGTCCCAGATGATGTTGTCTTTCTTGTCGTTCTGCAACTGCATCATCTTCGCCAACTCATGTGGCTTGCTACCCAAGATACCAGAGGCTACTTCTACTGCCCCTTCAAACATTGCTTTGTCTACTGCATCCTGCGCCTTGTTAACTTTGACGGTGAATACATCCGCACCAATCCTAGATTGGAGTTTGGGCTGTGATGCAATCAAGAGGTTGGTTGCCTTACGTTCTACTTTGTCGAAGACTGCCTCAAGTTCTGGCTTGTAGAACTCTGCCTTCTGGTTGTTCTGATATTTGTTACCACCAGTCTCTTTACCAACCCCTGTTTTATCACCTTCGAAGATCAGGAAGTAAGCGGTGCCGTCTGGACCAATCGCGTTAGCTGCTTGCTTAATAACTTGATCACGAGCACTAGGTTCCTGCACCACATTTAGCACGTTATTAACGGTGGCAGTGTCTGCCTTACCATCTCTGATTGCATCGACTGCCAGTGCATTGTGGTCGGGGTTTCTGTTGAAAGGGTCGTAAACGTAGTTGGTGACATTAAACTTCTCGGCAAGAAGCTCTGACCCGTTGTCAAATTTACCACCACCAATGTCTGCATTGATGCCACCTTCAACAAATTCAACAACCTTTCTATCGGCAAGACTCCCAAATGTAGCGGGTGGTTTTGTCTGGTTGATGGAAGTATCTGCCGCAGTGAACTCTTGATTCTTTGGGTAGTCCCACAAAGCATCAGAACCTATTCTCGATTGTAGTCTTGGTGAAGCTTCTGCATCTTCATCTTCTCCGCTATCAGGATTAGTAGACCTGTTTATCTCCAAGTTCTTTAACAACTGACGCATCGTTGCTTCGGGGTCAGCAAGATCAAAGCGCATACCATTTGGCGTGAGCCTGTAACGTGCTTCCATTGCTCGCACTTCCCTAACAACATTGTTCACAGCGTTTCTCATTTCTGGAGAAACGTCTTTCAAAGTTCTAGCGTATGTCAGTTTAGATAGGAGACCTTTGAAGTAGAACTTCACAGTCTCTAATGTTGATGGGTTCCTGAGTAAGAAATCAACTTGCTGGTTTGTCTCAGAACCACGCATTACTTTCTGAACGTGGATACGCAGTTGTTCTTCTGCCAAAATAAATCTCTCAGTCCTACTGACTTCAGGATCTGAACTTCTAAATCTCTCCAGAGCATCTGCTCTTTCAGCTTCAGGGTAGTATTGTTCTATGATGCTCTGTGCATCCAGATCAGAAATACTATCCATGAGAACTTCGATCTCCGCTTGGGATAGTCGTGCGAAAGAAGCGGTATGTGCAATCTCCTCATTTAAGATAGCAGCAATTATGTGCTGTCTTCTGATCGGTTTGCCATCGGCAGCGGCTACCATCTGAGCAACTTTTGCTGCGGCCCTTCTGCCGTTGAAAACAATTGTCTCTGTTTCTGGATCGAACTCAGCGATAACATCGATTGTGTTATCCATTACGATAGCAATTTCTGGTGGGACGTAGTTCTGTGCGAACAGGAAGAACTCTTCCGCTGCGTTGTCTAAGGCTTCGTTAGCTTGAACTTCTTCAGCCATGCCAATACTAGATGCTAGTCTTGACCTAGACTTCTGCCTCGTCACAACTTTACCTGCAACCTGACCCGCGAATCCTGCACCCGTTTCAGGTTCTGGGACTGCGCCTTTAGTGGTCAGGTCTAGTTGAGTCTCTAGTGCTTTCTTAAATTTCTCGTCGGACCTAGCAAACAGTTGGGATATTAAGTCGGTGACACGTTGTGCAAAGGTCCGTTGTCCAGTAGCTTTGGGAATTGATTTAATAAATCCTTGGAACTCTGAAGAAGTTAAGAAAACAGAAATGAATTCCTCTACATTAGAGAGGCCATACATCACTGTGTCTGGTGCATTTTGTTCCGCAGCCTTTCTACGCAAGATCTTTAGGACTGATTCGATGCGGTTGATTGCTGTGTTTTCAGCGGGAGTCCTTGCATCAGCGGACTTACCTAAAACACGATTAGCGAAAGCATGGACTATCTCGTGTAACAATACATCAGTTACGCCACGATCACTTCCCCTAGCTATGTTGATAACGACATTGGGATCTCCGTTGCCGTCTACATAAAAGTTACCTGCGTAATCTGCGGAGGTAGTCTCGAAAGAAAACTTAATGCTCCTAATAAACTCTTTGTCAGTGAGGAGAACTTTCGCGATAGCAACATGCGTATCGTTGGTGTTCCTAGATACGATTCTTTCTAAGGCTGCGATGACAGACTCTGGATCGTTTCCTTCTATGCCCAACGTATCCAACACTGCTTGGTTTACGGCGGCATTAGCTTCCATAGACCTGCCATTAATAACGGCTCTCTGCAAACTACCTTCAATATGCTTGCCAATATCTATGTGGAAAGTGACAGCTTGATCGTCTGTTACATTGTAATCTTCGCCAGCAATTTGCTGTAGATCTACTCGCACTTGAGCACGGAAATCAGCGTCTTCACTAATGTCTGTCTCTACTGTTGAGTTTGACAAGTTGAGTATACGAAGAATTTTTCGGACTGACTGACCTTGATCTCCGAAGCTATCTTGTTGTAACGCGAGTTGGAAAGCTCTGGCGGCGCTATTACTTTCTTTGTTTCCCTTAGATAAGAAATGAACCAACTCATCGAATAGCTGATCAGGAGTCATTGAATAAGCCCTGCCTGTTTCAGAATGATATTCGGCGTCGAGCAATGAGGCCACCGCTGACTTCAGCGTTGTGTTGTTATCTAAAGACTCAGCTCCTAAGTTAAGCAGCGCGGTTATGTAATCACGAGTTCCTCTCTCTGGAAGTGGGGGTAGCGGGTTTGCCTTAGCTCCGACTGCTCTATCGTTTGGAGTAGGTGCAGTTTCAGGATCATTGAGGATAGGATTACCAGCCTCCATAACGCTGACCAAACCTCTAGCTGCTCTTTTGCTACGTTGAACTTGTTGGTTAAAGAAATACTTAGACTCCGTTTGAACCACTTGTGCTACTACGAAAGGCGTTGAGCTAGTTGATTCTTCAGCGGCAACCTTACGTGCGTGTTCATAGATAGCGACTTGCATTTCAAGACTGGCAGCGATAACTGCACTTTCTTTGAATTGCTCTTGTAGCTTTAGGTATCGTGGGTCGTTCTCCAGAACCTTAGTTATCTGCGACCCATCTCGTGCTCGCTTCAACAATGTAGAAAGTTTGATTCTACTTTTAGTGTTGAATGGGTTTCTTACTTTTGTCTCTTCGTCTATCTCTACACCAGACTCTTTGAGTTCGTTAAGTCGATTAGCTAGTTCCGAAATGCGGGAGTAGTCTTCTTCCAAAGCGCCTACCTTATGGAAGGCAGTTCTGGCAGAGACCATGCCTCCTGATTCCTGAACCATGATGTCGGAAACAAAGAACTGCTTCCCTCTTTTTATTAGTCTGAAAGACGGGTTGACCTTGCCTTCCCTGATGAGAGTTTCAGAAACAGGGATCGCGATGCCACTCTCAAGAAGAGTAACCATAGCAACGGGGTCATTGTCGAACACTCCGTTACCGTCTGCATCAAGATATACCTTACCTGCGGGTCCGTATATCTGTGGCAGAGCTGCCCCATCAACAGGCGTTTGTTCTGGTTTGCTAACTGGATACTTCGCTTCAATCCTTCTCTTTAACTCCTTAGTTAAAGTTCTCAATCGAGCTTTATCTATATTCTCAATAGAAACACCAAGCCTATGAAGCTGTTCGATAGTGAGTGTGTGGGCGTATCCGTTATCGACTAGCTGTTGGAGTTCAGCGATATCATTCTCTGAAGCCCCCTCCTTGTCTGAAGCCGCTTGATCTTTCTTGGTTTGAGCTAGTGTGTCATCAGCGAGCTTGCGTAATTGCTTCGCATCATTCTCATCTAGCATTCTTTTCTCAGCGACAGCTTTATCCAAAGCTGCTCTCATTCTGGCAGCGGCTTCTGTTCTGCCAGCGTTTTCTGCTTCCTGTATTCTACGGGATAAATCTTTATGTAGCCCCCTTCGGTAAATAATATCACCGATCATTTCCTTGTGTTCCTCTTCAGGGGTAAGTTGGGTATTCTTTGCAGCGTGTTGTGAGGTTGTTTCCGCAAGACCTTCAACAGAATCTCCTGATACTTCTGCAACAACATCTGCCTCCGCACCGCCGCCTACTCCTTCAGTGCTTCCTTGGCGCTGAAGATTCTTAGCATCTTCTTTAGCGAGTTCTTTCCTCACTGCTTCAGGAGTCATCTCGTTCTTCAGCAAGAACTTTAACTCATCTATTGTGGCTTGATCTGCCCCCTCAAGTTCAGGTGGGATAGTGTCCTCTTCGTCATCAAGAACATCATCAACAGTTGCCTCTAGTGCAGGACGTTCAGATCTCTTGTATTGCCTTACTAATCTCTCCGCTTCTTTTGCGGTAGTAGGTGCTCCTACTTCCCTGAGTTTTTCAGTAAGCCCTTTGTCTTTGACATCTTGCTCGAACTGTTTGAATGCTTCACGCTCAACTCGTGCCGCTGCTGCGGTGTCCAAAAATTTACTCGGTGCAATATTCTTAGCTGCTTTACTTACAAGATTACCACCACCACCTAATGCAGCACCTACGATAAATCCGTGCCAGACTTGACCCATCCTATCAAAGAACGAAGTATCTTCTTCTGTAAAGGCATCTGTTACTAGGGTGTTGAAGAACTCGTCTAAGGCTTCTTCCCGCCCCTCATCCCAAGCGGATCTAATAAGTCCTTTCGGGGATTCAATCATGTGTTTGCGTGTAACCTTCTTGAGAGATTCCTTCATCACCGCCACGAATTCTTTCGTGCCTACATTCCTACCCAGAATATTAGAGGTTATCTGTTTTATCTGCTTGCCGCTCATCCCCCTCAAGAATGTTTCCTCCAGACCACCTCTACCTAAAGCAGAAAATCCAGCGGTAATAACCCCAGTGATAGTTCCTGCAACAAGCGCACTGTCAAAAGCTGCGGCATGAGCTTCTTCTTTTACTCGTTGTTGACTCCAACCATCATCCCAATTGCCATCAACAAAATGTTCGTTTGTTAACTTGTCTTCCAATGTTTGATATACCGCACTGTAAGTGCCACCGCCTGACCTACTCGCAGCAGGTATGAACGTAGACGCAGTGATGTTCAGTCTTTTAGCTAAACGACTATTGAATGCGTTAACAGCTTTGACCGTTGCACCCTTTGACAATCCCTCTATTCCTGCTGCTTTTATGATCCTATCGGCAGCTTGATCGGCAGTTTCTTTACCCACTTGTCTAAGTGTGTTCTTGCCAATAGACTTAATCGCTGCCCTAGCTGTAACTGTAGCAGAAGATTTAGCAGCTATATATGTAGCGGATGCGGCACCACCAGCGACATTACCTACAGCGACAAGCCCTGCTGTAAGTAAAGCATCCGCCATCATAGGAGCTACTGCCTCCAGTATGTCTTGCCCCGAACCCATCTCCATCCCGAAGACGCGAGCTACTTCCCTACGGTGTGCATTTTCTTTTGCGATATCTAGTAGACCTTCTCTACCCCAGTCGGTATCCATTGCGGCCCCAACTCCGTAAACAATACCAGTAAGTCCGCCCCACACAGAACTCATTACCCCGCCAATCCTGTGTCCGATCCTACTGATATCGTGTTCAGTTTTGAAGTTTTCTAAGATCGTGGAATTACTTAGACCCTGTTGTCTTCCCTCGATAAGAGCTGCATTGATATCATCAGCAAAATCCTCATCACTTCTAAGTAGAGCAACTATCCGATCAAAGTCTTGCACGAGTGCAAGCTCTCTTTGTTTGTTGGCAGTTTCCCTAGCAACCCCCTCTACCCCTGCTTGATCTAGGGCTTTGTTAAAATTTACTGGATCAAGGAGTAAATCAGAAGCTACTAAAACTCCACTAAACCTAGTCTTATGGACGTTCTGCCCTAGCTCCCCTTCGTTGTCTGTAAACTTAGTGAACTGAGATATTTGTTGTTTAGCGTCTCCTTCAAATGCCAGCTCGATGGTAAGGTCATTTATAACATCATCGAGAACCTCTCCGCTGTAATCAGTTAGGCGAGAGAGTTCTTGAATAAGTCCTGCTTTAGTTCTCTCAGGTGCATCCGCATAAGTTTCCCTAAGTCTGTTTCTGGTTAGCTCCCTAAGATATTCTGCTTCTTTTTCATTATCACCTGTGATGTTCGCAAAAGTAGCGAGACCTCCTTTGAATAATTTATTGAATCCATCACTTAATCCGTGATTCAGTCTATCGCCAAAGTCCCAAGTTTTTCTATCGGCATATTCTTTTGCCAACCCAAGTAGCCTGACTTTAGCATCGGTTATTTTTCCAAAACCTTTATCAACGTCTCTCGTAATTAACCTTTCATCTTGGCTGAAGATTAGGTCTCTTATTTCTTGTTTGGCTAAGAAGCGTTCTTCAACTTCGTAGCGCATCAACCCATTGGCCTCGGCTAATTTTTCTCTCTTGTGGCGAAGATTAAATAAGTGTTCTGGTCTTACACCATACTTGGCAGCAGAATTTAGAAGGTCACCTTCTGACATTCCGTTAGGGATTCGTCCCCCCAAAAATATCTCATTGCCATCTTCGTCTTCATAGACAGCAGCATTTATTTCACCCCTCTTAATTAGCTCTTTAAATTTTTTCTCGTTAGTCTTACGGACTATCTCAGCAATCCCTATTTCCTGTGATGGGTCACCAAGACCTGAATCATAGGCAACTAAAGCTCCCCTATCTTCAGCAGATAGGAACTCCATGTTGAACTCATCATCCCCTAAAAGATCTTTTACTGACGTTCTAAGATCTCTTTTGTTAATAGAATTTAACTTAGCGTTAACCTCTTCTACATTTTCAGTAGTTACTAATTCGTTTAGTGATAACGCTTCGTTTAGGTTATAAGAAAGCTGACGCTCAATCCTTTCGTCATACTTGCCAGCATCAAGATACTCTTGTCTTAGATGTTTTACATACCTACCAAAACTTTCGACTTGATCGTCGTATGGGTTTTGGGCTGACCAATCGTCATACGAGGTCTCGATAAAATTGTTTGTTGTTGTGTCGCTTTGATCTGTCATAGCAGAAGCAGTTATGTAGGTTATGTATTAATCTAAATCGTTTAGTATACGCACACCGCGAATCGCGTCTCCCTGTTCTCTAAGTTTGCTGTCCTCCACGGCAGCTCTTTCGGAGGCTTCAAGTGCCTCTAAAATTTGTCTACCAGCCTCTGTATCCTCTGCGCCTACCGCTCGGATTGCCTCTCGTTGAGCACTTCTAACGATTGCGCTTAACTCTGCTGCGGTTTGTTGTGGTAAGATTCTTTGGTCGCCAGCGGCGTTAAGTCTACCCATTTCTGCCTCTTGTTTAGCTTGGTTCGCAGATACTATAGGATCTACTTTTTTAACCATACCACCACCTGCTGTCTTTTCTCCTCTGACACTTCTCCGATCAGACGCCTCTCGTCGTGCCTCAGCTTGTCTACGCATTACTTCGGCGCGAGCTTGACCTAGATTCGTTATCCCTTGTATCCCAACTTGAGATAGTGGGGCGTTTAAATTATCCCTATAGTATTGATCTACTCTTGTCTTTAATTGCTCTGGTGTTTCTCGTTCCCGTTTTGTTGGCTCCCCTTTAGCTACTGCATCAATAAAAGAAGAGATGCTTCTTAGCTGGTCAAGCTTATCATCTAAGTCTGCTTTGATTAGTGATTCTGCTGCCTTACCCTGCTCTATCTTAGTTTTATCCCGTAAGGCTTCCTTACGATCTTGAGTTTCTTGGAACCTAGATTGATTGTATCTTTCTAAGATTCTTTCTTTATCTGTAACAATCCCATCACTACTGGTGAAAGTTGAAAACTCTTCAGGGCTAAGTCCACCAGATTGAGCAACTTGAAATAGGGTTCCGCTTTGTGCGTCTTGCTTTCTTTCTTTCTCTAATCTCTGAGCTTGCTGTGCTTTGATGGAAGATTCTGCGGATCTATATATCAGACTAGCAGAAGGGATCTTAGAAATTATTTCTGCGTTCTGGATTCCATACCTAGCAATCTCTTGCTGTTTTTGGAATGCATCTTTATTGGGGTCCGCAACAATAAAGTCTAAATCTTTAGTTACTTTAGCCGTCTGCTCTTGGTTGTTAATCTTTTCTCTTTCCTTCTTTTGTTTTAATTGAAGATCAAACAAACCGCTTTGATAAGCTAACTCAGCGTTTCTCTGTTGCTGAAATTCTTTTCTAAGTTGAGATTGAATCTGCAACTGTTCCCCCATATCTCGATCTTCTAAAGCACCAAGGTATGCCCGCTCAGATCTTTTCAAATTATAAGTATTTCTAAGAGGGCGTATATTGTCCGCAAAGAAATCATCAGTGGCTACATCAGTTAGTTCCGCCATCTTTACGCAAAGTTAAATTTAAAGTCGCCTTGTGGCATAAAGTCTGGATCAGCTTTAAGTCTTTCTTCCATCCTCTCCATAAGCATTCTTTGCAGCCTCCTATTGTCACTTCGTGCCGCATCAACTCTATCTTGAGAATCAGCTCTTGCTAACATAAATCCTTCCGACACCGTAGAGGGTCCGCTTGCTTCGGGAGATCTAGCGTAATCTAAAGCAGCAGCATTTGCTGCTTCTATGAAACCTTTTCTCTTTAACTCTCTAGCGAGCCTCAGTTTACCTTTCCTACTATATTTTTTGCGGGTATTCCCAACCCCAAGAGTTCTATTTGGGTCGTTAGCTCTCGCAAAAAAATCTTTGTATTCTTTATCTTTCTTTGCAGCGGCTGTGTCCTGCCCTGCAATCCTGTCAAACTGCTCATCAGTTACTCCTAGCTCTGTTGCCCTTTCTCTAAGAGCACTCATTCTTTCCTCGTCCCCTACCGCTTTCCCCATGTCATCTCTAAGGAAGAGGCGTTGCTGAAGGTTCTCATTCTTTCTCTCTTGCTCTTCCCTAAAGTTTTTTTCAGCTTGTTGGACTGAACGAAGGGCTTGAATGCGTGGGTTGTTCCGCATCAATGCTGCAAGAATTTGCCCACCCGCTTTGTTCATTGCGGCTTCTTCTTTCCTCCTCTTACCAATTCTACTTAAAGCTAGTCCTAATCCTAATCTATTTGCTTCTGCTTCTCCAAATCCTCCTAAGCCCATGCCCACAGGTCTCATACCTATTGATGATTGATTTGGATTCAGATCACCCTTGTAAGGGGATGTAAAAGAAGACTTCAAGTTGGGATTAGCCCCAATAGGTGAGAAATTAGAATTTCCATAAGGTGATCCGTTCGCCATAACTTAAAATATAGTATTTAAAGTAAGAAAAGTCAATCGACTAGGGTAGCGTCAGCGTTCTGTAAAGCATTAGATAAGAACTTCATACTTCTTCTGGGTCTTCTTAAAGAGGAGTCTCCTTCTTTTGGCGGGTCAACTGCCACTAATCCTAAGCGTTGACGGGCGCAATCTAAGGCCAAAAATGCTGCATCGGCAAGGTCAGGGCTGCGGCCAAAGCGAGCCTTGAACTCTGGTTTTGACTCAATTTTCATGCGCAACGTCGATCCTTTTACGTGGTCGTAGTTTCTACCAGTTATTTCTTGGGCTAAATCAGAGGTTACTCCAAAGACTTGACGAGTTCTCATTAGCTCTTTACCCACAAACCAAAGCTCGGACACCCGATTCACATAGAGTTCAGTGCCTATCAACTTGCTGTTTGCACTTACTCTTTTGTCGCTGGCCTTGCCACCGAAGGATATGCGCATAAATCTGTTGGACCATTCACCTGCCAACACATCGCAGAATGGAGCACCAGCTCCAGTTGCATCGACGCTTACATTTTCTGGAGGTATGTTTAGCTTTTCGCAATGCTCTCTAATCTGTCGGACAATCTGATATGTCCTTGGAACAGCTTTATTTGTTGCGTCATCATTTAAATGAATGGCTTTACCAAACTCTATAACATACTGACCAGAGTGGTCATAACCACATTTAGCTGTGTAAAGTATAGTCCTGTCCCCTCCGTTAGTGAAAGCGGGGTCAATACCACAAAGATTTACGGGGGTGCTTTGCCACTGAACAGAGTGCATAGCCTTGCTAGTGGTAATCTCATTCTCTGTATAAATCCCTGTAGTCTCATCGCTATCAAAGAAAACAGCTCGAACCATTCGCATGTAACCCCTGCTCTCAATCCCTAGTAGTGCTTTGTCTTCTGCTAGTTTTTCTTCGGTAGGTAGCCAAGGGTATATTGTTTCCCCAGCTAAAATGTTTGGTGATCGCTCTCCGTCTAAGCGGATATATTTACCTTTCCATTTTGTGTCCCATTCATCAGCGGTGTTCGTATCGACACTATCCCAACCATCTATAGGAGTTGACCAGACACCGAACGCATCGAAGCGACTGTTGGGGTTGGACATACCAATCATTTGAAATGATGGGTTTTTACTCAGGTTCGTGAGACCTGCGTTAAGAATAGCTTCAGAAAGTTCCGACAACTCATCACCAATCAAGATCACCCGTTTCTGCTTGATACCTATGAACTTACCAACAGCTTCTTTAGTTTTGCTTTTTTCCGCTGATATCAACGAGAGACCTGCTCGCTCAATCAAAACATCTTTCTCATTTATGTAAGCGGCGTTGCCAATTGAATCCCTGATCTTGATCGGTGCATCATCAATCACGGATAGGAGAGACATCACACTACCCCATATACGTTTACGAGCCTCCCGAAGAGTAGTCGAAGTCATAAGAACCAGAGTGTCTTGTGGTTGGCACAGCCAGTTCACAATCCCCCACGCAGCCATAGTATGGGATTTACCAGAAGAGGCACTCCCTCCTATAGCTAAATATTTATTCTCCAGAGCAGCACGAATCATCATCTCTGCCCAAGGATGCCGCACCATTAATTTTTCTGGGAGATCTTCGTTGTTCCAGAGTTCATCACATATTCTCCAGAAGTAATATTCACGAGCATTGATGTCCTCGTGTTTTGCAAACCCATACAGCAAAGCAGTTATTAAACTAGTAGGAGGCAACTGGAAACCACCTACATCCATCCGTTTGGTTTTGGCGTCGATTCTTGGTTCTAGTAACTGCTTGCTCCTTTCCGCTATTAAAGCCATATTTTAATAACAATAAAGCATTTAACATGGGTATCAATCCGAAAGAAGAAATCCAACAGAGAGCAGTTGATATGTATCATGCTGATTGGAAAACGTCAGCCATCGCAAAAGAACTTGGTGTTCATGCGGGAACGGTGAGGCGTTGGTTTAAAAAGAGAGGCATACCCGCTAGAAAGAATGGTCCTGTTGTGTCGGAAAAAGAAGAGGAAATCGACATGACTGTAGAAAATGTCGATGGGGTAGACCTAGATAAGCTTACAGATGAAGTGGCGAAACTCGCTAGGCATGATGCAAGAATCAAAGAAGAACAGGATATTTTAAATATTGCGGAGAGTCAGGCGAGTCCTGCTGACCAATATCAAAACTACATAGCACAAGCTGCGATTAGATTGGCCCGCGACAGCATGAAAAATATTAGTGGGCCAAGAAACGTAAAGGAGCTTTCTGAGTTAGATCAACTTATAAGAAGAAACTTAGGGTTGAATTCCAAAGCTGGTGGGGGTGCCGCAAACAAGATGCAGATAGATATCTCTATCTTAAATAACAAGAAAGCGGATAGGGGCAACGGAACTATTATAGACATAGAATCTAATGATCCATAACTTCGACAACTTTTCTTGGGATTATAACCCAGAGGAAGATCCTTACATAAAAAGGTCTATATCTTTTGATGGAGACCCTAGAGAAGTAAGATATGCGGAGGTAATATTTTTCAACCAACTCGAACACGCTTTGATTGGTATTGTTGATAAACCAAATGACCCTCCTGTCGCTTGCTATAGCAGCGCAAAATCTTTGCGTATCTTACAAGATGAACATGGTCTAAGTGCGGAAGACGCTCGGCTCGCACTAGAGCAACTTATGGACACTGACTTTGGACCACAAGCCCCACAGTTTATAGACACAAGTATAGTAGAAAAATGAAGCTCTTTAAAAACAAAGAACTTGTTCACAACCCAAAAGTTATCCTCCGTAATAAGGATGACAAAGATGTGTCGTTTGTGACCAAGCAACTTGAAGGAGCTTTTTATAGAGTTATTCCTAGCAATGCTAGAGAGATACTTTTTTTACAGGGGTTAAAGAAAAACATTTTTGTATACACACCAGCTTCTGGTGATGGTCTAATAGTTACACTTAATTTGTTTTGATCGTAGGAATCGATAATGGTTTAGATGGTGGCTTATGTGCCATAGCTAAATTTGATGGCAGTGTTATCGACAAGGTAGCTATGCCTACCAAGTGGGTTTGTAAAAAACGAGAAGTCGATACCATTAAGATCAAAGAGTGGTTGTTAGATTTTAACACACCATTTGTATTAGCAATCGAAGAGCCGCTGCCACACGCAAAGAGTTCTCAAGCTGTCCGTTCGATGGCTCTCAGCTTCGGAAAAATAATCGGCATGGCTGAGACAAATAATTATGAGGTGTTTAGAGTGTCGGTCCATAAGTGGCAGAAGATCATGCTAGGGTTCAGACCCAAAGGAACAACAAAGCAAACCGCACTAGCCAGAGCAGAAGACATTGCTCCAGAAGAAAGTTGGCTGAAGAATAAGAGGTGTAGAAAACCTCACGATGGTATGGTGGATGCCTTCTTGATCGCCCGTTATTTATGGGAGATAGAAAAAACTTGAAAAAGTCTTTGACCCTACAGAATGACTATGAGACTGTGGGCGCATGAATTTACCCGCCCACTCTGAAAGAGGACATGCAGAGTTCTCTCCCAGTAGTTTAAAATACTGCGCTGGCTGCGCAGGATATAAAGGGAGAGAAGGGACAAATGCTGCTGCTGAAATGGGGACAAGGATTCACGAGGCAATCGAAATCAATGACCCATCAAACTTACGATCCGAAGAAGAAGTTTCTATATTCCAAGAGATCATTGCTGATCAAAAGGAATATCTTATGAATTACGATGGTAAGGAGCTTACCGAAAGTCACGCTGAGATTCTTTTAGATATTGAGTTGCGTGGAACTTCTACTTACGGGACATGTGATTTTCTTAACGTCTATGGGGGGACGGAGGGGGTGTTGATCGATTACAAAACGGGTATCAGTAAGATCGACACCCCCGATAAGAACTGGCAATCTAAAGCATACACGGTCGGTTGCTTTCAGCGATTCCCAGAACTTGAGACAATTGAGTTTGTTTTTTTCATTCCTCAAAGAAACGAGATCCTGTCTCACAAATTTAGTCGGTCGGATTTAGATGAGCTTATCGATGAGTTATCTTCTGTAATCCTTGAAGCCGAAAGAGTCAGACCTAAGTGGGATAGTGGAACTCCTGATTTGTCTGAACTTACCCCTACTGTTAACTGTAGGTTTTGTAAGTTCGAGGATATATGCCCCGCTCTAGGTGGATTGGTTGTTGAAGTAGCAAAGAAAATTAATCCTCATCTACCTGATGTAGATATTGATTCAACAGAAGACCCAGAAGTCTTAGAACAACTGTGGGCAATTGCTAAGATTGTAACTAACTGGGCAGATGGATTTAAGAAGAGAGCCGTCTCGCTTGCAGAAGATGGACTTGAGTTTCCAAACTTACGCCTCAAGAAAATGGCTGGGCGTAGAAATGTGACCGACAATAAAACCTTTATTTCGATTGCTGAAAAATATGGTGTTGACACTGAAACCATCCTAAGCCATGTAAGCTTTCCTCTTGCCAAGATTGCCAAAGCTGTTGGTGACACAGCAGACAAAGGTGGTAAGAAACAACTCGCTAATGAGTTTTTAGATTCCTGTGAAGAATCAGGGATCATCGAACATTCGCCCCAACGACGAACACTGTCGTAGGGAAAACAAGAAACAAGAAACAAGAAACAAGAAACACGATGAGTGAAAAAACTGAGCTTGCACACGCAGCTCCTACAAGCAGTCTGACAACATCCGCTATTTCGGATACGTTAGATCAAAGCGATATTGATATCCCAAGAGTCAATGTCGTTCAAAAGACCAGTGACATTACTGGTCCTGATGGAAACCCAGCACCGTATGGTTCTCTGGTATTAGATAAGCGAGTTATTCTCGCGCAACCTGAAGAAGCAATTCAAGTAGTTCCCCTAAGTGCAATCAAAGCATGGCGGGAAGATGTTCCGTTTGACTCGGATGACATCCCTAGAATTGCAAACTCTTCAGAGGAAAAGCAGCAACTCTCTATGGATTCGGAATACCCAATCCTTGAGTTCGCTGAAATCACTCTCTTGTTCAAAGGTGGTGATGACCCAGAAGCATTCCCTTTCCCACTCGGAAAAGACAACTATGCTATGGGTCGAATTAACGTAGCTAAAGATGCTTATAGGCAGACCTTTAAACGGCTTGCTACATTCGCAGTCTTCAACAAAAAGACTCCAATACACAAGCGTCTATGGAACTTCCAGTCAACTGCGATCACTCGCGGAAAGTATAGCTGGTTTGCTCCTTCTCTTACTATTACCAACGAAGAACCAAGTGATGAGGTCGTTGACTTTATTGGAGGTTACTTAGGATAATGGCTGAGATAACAGATGCAGAAGTTCTCAGCAATGAGATCCAAAAGTTGGAAGGCATCATATCCAAAATTGATGAAGCTCTTGTTGCAACCCAACATGATCTTCGCGTCACCAAAATGGTGAAAGAAGTTTTGGAAGAGTCCTTAGCAAATAGGCCGCAGCAAGAATTGATGGATATTCTTGGCATACCAGAAGTGGTAGAGCTTGCTTCTCCTGAAGCAACTGTGAAAGACACCGATAACTAACCAATTCCGACAAGGAAGGGGAATGCGGCGGCATAGGTAGTTGCTGGTTATTATCATCCCCCAAGGGGTAATCGCATAAAAGCCCCTACTACCCCGCCCTCTTTATCGGGGGTGGGGTATTTAATTTAAAGTATTATGGACAGATATATTTACGCAGTAGACTTTGAAACCTACTACGACAAAGAGTGTAGTATCAAAACACTGGGGACGCTTGGCTACTTTAGTCATCCTCAGTTTGACGCCTATATGGTTTCTGTTGTGGGGACTGATGGGACTAAGTTTGTAGGACACCCCAAAGACTTCGTGTGGGAGAAACTTAACGGACAAGTTGTGCTTTCGCATAACGCCAGCTTTGACGAGACGTTGTATTACTACGGGGTAAATCAGGAATGGTGGGACTCTTGTGATCCTTACGAGTGGCACTGCACGGCGGACTTAGCCGCTTACTGTAAGCTCCCAAGATCTTTGAAAGGGTCAACGGCAGAGTTGTTTGGTCTTACTGTAGATAAAAGCACGAGGGATAATATGTCAGGTAAGCGATGGGAGGAAATGACTTCTGAGTTCAAGGAGGAGGTTTGTGAATATGCCATCAAAGATAGTGAGCTTTGCTTGAAGTTATGGGAAACGCTTAGTGATAAATGGCCTGAGTTTGAAAGAAACGTAAGTAGTCTTAATAGAAAGATCGTTCAACAGGGTATCCCGATTGATGAGGATCTACTTAAAAAGCAACTCGAAACAATTAAATTGAAGCTCTTTGAAGCTGAAGAGAACATTCCTTGGTTGGGGGATAAACCCCTACTTAGTAGGGCGGCTTTTGATGAGCAATGTCTACTAGTTGGTATCAAGCCCCCAGTAAGTTTGGCTGCGACAGATGCAGAATCTCAACAGTGGATAGAATACCATAGTGGTGAGCATAAATGGATATCTGCTGTAAAAGACTGGAGAAGGATAAACTCCCTCAAGAAAAAGTTAGAAAGTTTTGATTATGCAACTATGCCCAACGGTAGGTATTACGGAGGGTGTATGTATTTTGGCGCACATACAGGAAGGTTTAGTGGGTCGGGCGGCAACTTAAATTTACAGAACTTACCCAGAGAAGAAATGTTTGGGGTAAACCTTAGACATTTAATAGCGCCCAATAATGACAAAAGATTAATTGCTGTAGACCTTTCTCAGATTGAAGTTCGGACTTTATGCTGGTTAGCTGGCGATTCCGAAATGTTGAAAGAGATTGAGCAAACAAATGATATCTACGAAGCATTCGCCATCAGGTTTGGAATGTGGAAATCAGAAGATGGATCTATTAAGAAAGAACCAAAACTTAGACATGCAGTAAAAGGGATGGTTCTTGGCTGTGGCTATGGCGCAGGTGCGACTAGGTTCTCTGAAATGTCTGGTATTTCTGAAGAGGAAGCGGGTAAGCGAGTAAAGAAATATCGGATGAAGATGAAGAAAGTTAAATCCCTATGGGAAGAATACACAGGTGAGATTGAAGGATCACATGTATCGAAGGCTGAATTTACAGTAGACCTGCCAAGTGGCAGGGTTATTAACTATGGCAGATTAAAATCTTTTGCTGAGGGTGGTCGTAACCATTATCTAACTAAAGTCCCAAGACATGGAAAGAGTGTCACCGTGCGTTTGTGGGGAGGACTTGTTGCGGAAAACGCTAGTCAGGCACTGGCGAGAGATATTTTTTCTGATATGCTGCTTCGCGTTGATAAAGCGGGGCATAAAATAATTATGCACGTTCACGACGAAATGGTTATTGAATCACACAAAGACGAAGCTGAAGAAACTCTCGCGGACATAATAAGGATTATGTCCAAACCACCACAATGGATACCCAACATTCCAGTAGAAGCAGAGGGGTCAATACTAACAAAATATGAAAAATGAAATACAGATACCTTAAAAACCTCAGAGATAAGAAATGCACGGCGTGTGATGACATGTCGAAGATTGTTTCAAGTAGGCCCACATTTAAATCTAAAGCAGCTTACAGAGAATGGTGTGGTAAGAAAACCACAGACCATTGCTTCTTTAGTATGTGCGAAGGACTTAACTCAGGCGCACGTATCGAAGGAGAGAATAAAGTAGTTAAGGTTCACGGGGTTGCTGCGGACTATGATGCTCCAGTTGATTGGGTGAATGCAGATAATATTATCGCGGCTAAGTGTGTCGGATGTATGCCCACATGGAGGGCTAAGACTTACAGCGGGTATATTCGTGTCTTGTTTGAGTTTGAGGAAGTATGTTCGGTCCCTCACTTTATCTACAAACCATTTATGGCAGAGCTGAAGAAGCTCATAAACTTTTCAAAGATCTTTGCAGGGTATGATAAGAAATCTGAAGAACCCTCTCAATACTTTGAACTAGGGACAGATTGGGTAAACCTTGGTGGCAAAGTCCCTCCTAGTGTTGTGCAGACTGCCTTGATTAAGGCGGCACAAAACAATCCCCCTGAGTCTAAAGAGACCTCGATACCTATTGAAGAAGTCGCGGCTGAGGTTGAGAAGAGATTTCCAAACAGGTGGATAGGAGACTTTGAAGTTGGATCTAGGGGTCCGTTGTTCTGGATTGATGACGGGATTGATCGTGAGGGTTGTCAGGTTTTTGAGGATGGTATGATCGTCTACTCAGACAGGGATCAACCTTGGAAAACATGGAGAGATATTTTTGGTAAGTCCTTTGTTAAAGAATATGAAGAGAAAAAAATGGGAGGACTGCTGGATGAGTATTGGTTCAATGGTAGGCAGTTCTTTAAACTTCTTCACGGTGCTGCTCAGATAATCCCAAGAGATCAACTCGTGCTTGAGTTAAGGCAGCGAGGGTTTAGACCAAAGACAAAGAAGGGGGAGAATATATCAGAAGTTGAAAACGCTATCTTAGTAATCAGCAATCAGAATAGGATTAATGAGATTGCGCCCGTTGTATTCAGAAGAGACAAGAGAGTTGTAGATTTCAATGGGTTGAGAATTTTAAATAGCTCAAACATCGAACCAATCATGCCAGCGGAGAGTGGTGATGTTAGTGAATGGCCTTGGCTCTATAAATTCTTTGACCAGTTCTTTGTGGATTCTACCCCTATAAGAACTAAGAATTATTTCTTTGCATGGATGAAGAGATTCCACAATGGCGTAATCAACAACAAAGAAGATCAAGGACAAGCATGCATATTTGTTGGGCCAGCTAAAATGGGTAAGACACTTATGTCTAATAAGATTATCGCGGCAGCAGTGGGCGGTTATGCTGATGCCAGTGATTATCTTTCTGGTGGAACTAAATTTAATAAAGACTTAGGTAGAGCTGCTTGTTGGGTCATTGATGACACAGTTAGTGCAGCTTCTTTTCAAGATCAGCGGCGAGCTACAGAACTTATTAAGAGGGGTGTAGCTAACCCAAGGATCGAGTTCATGGCTAAGTATGCTGATGCGGTTACTCTTCCGTGGGCAGGTAGGATTATTGTAAGTCTCAATGATGACGCTAATAGTATGAGTGTTATCCCAACACTTGACTCAAGTAATAAGGATAAACTTATGGCGTTTAAGATAAACCCCACACCTTTTAAGTTCCCTCCCAAGGAACAACTTGAGGCAATCATTGCACAAGAGCTTCCTCATTTTTTGAAATGGCTCGCCGATTGGAACCCACCTGTTGAAGTATTGGATGATGACAGGTTTGGCGTTAAAAGCTTTATCGACAAGAGTATTGCCCATGCCGCCTACGACAACTCAAGTAGATCACAAGTAGCAGAGCTTGTTGATTTCTTTGCCAAAGCTGCTCGTGAGAATGATATCGAAGGGGAGTGGAGCGGGACTTTAACTGAGTTCCAGCGAGCTTTACACACCTACAACAACGGCAGAACTTTAGGTTCCTCAAACAAAATTGAGTTCGTGCGGAATGGATTAGCACATATGGAAGATGGCGGTAAGTCCAACTTGAAACTTAGGCCCATCAAGTCTGTTGGTAAGGGCGGTGGTAAGATATGGACTATCAATATAGAGGAGAAATATGATATCGACTTTACAGAGAGTTCGCAGGACGCAGTGCTTCAATAGGTAGGTGATACCCATCAACCTTGTAAGTGAAGCCCCAGTCATCTGGCTCACCTCGTTTCTTATATTCACCCGACTTCTGAATCTTGTGTCCTGTAGCCCAACCAAGCATCCATGCTCTGGTAAAGTCTTTACGCACCCTGACAAAGTAGTAGGCGTTAGCAGGTAACTTTTTACCTTCAGCACAATTAACGGAAGCAGTGTAATGGGGTTGTGGTTTGCCAGCACAACTCTTGGCCTTCACATCTATCTTCCGTTTACCTAGTTCATAATCGTGGGTATATATTTTATCTCCCACGTATATGGCTTCAGGATACAGTTTTTCAAAAGCTACTTCTCCTAAGAACCCTGTCATCCTCCCTGCCCCTCTTGTAAATGAGTTAGGTAGCACCCCTAAATCTTCGCTTCGCTCGAACGCTTCTTTTATATCATTGCTGTTAGGCGTAAAAATAAGCATCCCCTTAGTCCTTGAAAACTGAGGGGGGAGCTTCTTGCGTTTCATCCGCTACTTATTCGTTTGCTAATTCTGTCCCAAGCAGGAAAAAATATTTCATCCATACAACGAACTATTGCTTCTTCCTCATAACGCTCGCAATACCCTAGTCCAGATATAGCGAACGCTGCGTGGATCATCTCGTGCCTCAAGGTTTCTATCATTTCTTTTCCCTTGAGGCTCTTATCTAGTGTTATGACTTTCTTCCTATTGGAATAAAGGCCGTAACAATCATCATCTCCTAAATCTCTAAACTGCACTCGGACTCTGATACCCGCGAGAGTGACGCTCTTGGGGATAACCATTACCCATAGAAGTTGTTAATTCCTTCCGCATATACCTTAGCTAATCTCCCGATATTAGACCTAATAAGATTCACATCATTTATATTGGAACCAAAGAATGGCTCGGCGATACAAGCATAACAAGGAGTCTTGCGAAGAAAGAGTGCTCCTCGTTGACCCCTACCCCGTGGCTTTACACCGCGTGAACGGAGTTCGGGGTATTCTTTTTCCATAGCCTCATTTAGTTTAGTGGCTAACCTTTTACCCCCGCGACTAGTTTCCCAATGCAACCACTCATGCCCTGTAGCTTTAGGGCCAGCAGCATTGAAATGAAATTCTATACATGCATCAACTTTGTCTTCTCGCATTTTACGAGATACATAATTCATAGCACCTACATAACTGACGGCATTGTAGTCATCATATATTTTGTAGGGGACTTTTAGATGAGGGGTGATTAATGGAATCAATTCCGAATTAAACTTGTGCTCACTTACGCTGTTATCTCCTACAGTGTAAGCTCCACTATCCCCTTGTCTGGAATGTCCTATAGCTAGTCCTATCATTTCTTATATTTAAAAATCAAACGGTAGAGCGATACCGCTGCTACTGCGATACCTAGAACAAGTGATATGACACGAAGCCAATATTCTATTTGCTCTTGCATCGATGCCGCTATCGCAATGGTAGGGGTCAAAGTCCCCAAAAGAGTGTCTATTAGTTTTGAGGAGTTCATTTGTTTCCAATAATAATTGCCCTTCGATAAGAGTAATCGCTGTGAAATTTATGTTCTTTCCTACCAGTCAATTTACCCTCAACAAAATGATACTGTGTGCCTTCAATCAGAGTTATAGTCGGAGGATCGTAAAGCGAACTGTCGTTCACGACTGAGTCTTTTGCCCAATCTTTCGATGCGCAACTTTGCAGAAGGACTGCCATTACTGGCAAGCTCATCAATCTCATCTTCGATCTCATCTAAATAACGTCTGTTCTTTGAATGCATATACGCCACAAAAGCTTCTAATGCGGCAGTTACTAAACGCATGAAGCGCATTACTTATCTTTGGCCTTTCCTACATTTAGCGCCAACCACTCAACAACCCGATATAGTTTGCGGACGATGCTATCGTCTTTAGGAGTTGGAGTTAGAGCGCAGAGAGCAGAAGCTGCTGCAACTACTGCGGTCAATGTAGCGAGAATACTTTCTTTGTTTTCGCTTAGATACTGAATTAGTTCTGTCATAATTTATAGTATGTTAGGGACGCGACTGTTTGATCCTGATGGATCAAAGAATATTGTTGGTTTTGCTGCTCCCCTATATGCGTCCAATTCTTCATCGAGGAGTTGCTTGCAAACGGACCAATGGTAATTAGCCCTTTCAATGTCTGCGTTGTCTTCTGCTACGCTGCCTAGTAATGCATGTTTTATTGCATTTAAGTTGCTAGGAAAAACAGGATCGTAGCTGTTAATTAATGTTTTAAACTTCCGCTTAACTAAAAGTCTCAGTGTCTTAGTGTTCGGCGTAAGGTTGTTATTGATCCTGTATCTTCTAAACCTGCTAACCTTATTGGATTCCTGAACATCTGCGAGGTGCAGCGTGTCGGTAGCATCCGCGTTATTAACAGCGGTAACTCTGACAGGAGCAGGTAAAGTGCTGTCACCATTTCTTATTTCTTCTATGGTGCTAAATAAAACAGTTGAAGTAACGGTGGCGGAAGTAGCTGTAGCTATAGTGGGTTCAAAAGTTACCGTTACAGGAGTAGAGCTATTATTTAAACCCGTTACCTGTATAAAGTCATTAGTGGTTCTAGGAAGTGTTGTCTCTGGAGCAATTGGTGTTACTTCAATTTTGTAGTATTTAGAAGCCTCTAGCTCATTAATAGTCGGGACAAACCCATCATCAACCAGACCATACATAGCCAATGTGGTCCCATCGTTATTTCTTCCAGTCAATCTATAATCGTGGAACTGAGATCTTACCTTTTCAGGTTCATTCTCAAGCAAAGCGGATACCACAGCCTCCCCTTCAGGAAGGGTGAAGTTGTCATCCGTTGTGCTAATTACGGTCTCATATAAAAGATCCCTCCACATGCCCATTGCATAAAGGCGTGGGAGAACAAGATTAAGCTCCTGCATGAAGCTTGAACCTACAGTTTTGTATTTAGAGAGGGCTTCTTCTACCCCCGCTACAGTCAAAGTAGCCATACCTAATGATAATGGCTAATTGTCTCAAGGTCAAGGTATCAACTTTATCAAGTATTTTGATAAGATTATTCAGCAGGTGGTATAGGATCAGGGCATGAATCAGTGAGATCTGAGTCAGGACACTTGACAAATTTCAATTCAGCACCATCGCTATTGCCCGAAGGAGGCTTGATAAACTGTAGTGTAGACCCGTCATATTTATACACCGTCACAGGTGAGGTAGTCGAAATTGCGCTCGTGCAAGAAAAGCTCCCCGCAGTGGTTGAGCTAATCCCCGTTACTGTAACGGCTGAGGTAACCCCTGTCACAGTGCTGGGTCCATTAATAGTTGTGATAGAAGCAGGTGTAGCTTCTAGGCCGCTATTTGTAATTTCATATCCTAAGACCCAATAACATGCCTCACTATTTCCTGAGTAGTTAGAAGTAGATGTTTCTACACAAATCTTAACCCAAGGCAATGTCTCCTCAGCTCCCCCAGCCCACATAGTATTGTGAGGAGTTCCCTGAATAATACTGTCATTTTCTATGCTATCAGTTGTATTGCATTTAATTACCTCGACAGTTCCGTTGTAAACTGTGTCTGTAGCTAATGTCTGAACAGTGACAGACTCGCAACTTAAATTCTGGAAACACTTAACTAATCCATCCTCCACAACGGCAACCCCCTTATCACCTATCTTCCAGTGCTTATTGTATCTGTTGCCGTAAACCTTTATTTCATCTCCAATAGTTTTTACTTGGACTTGAGCTAACCCAGAAATTTTTTCGGGGTTGGGGGATGGCACCTCTTGACCCCTATCGTCGATACTTCTTAACTGATGGAAGTCTGTAGACTTTAAATACTGCTTATAAACATTGCTCCCAAATCCTATGTTTTGAAAGCTGTTGTATCCCGCTATCCACCACATAGGGCCGCGATGACCTTCTAATCCTCCTGCTAGGAGAACTTGCCTGTCTTCTTGCTTATCTAAATTTTCTCGCGCTTCTTTCTGATAAGCCTTTTCATTCAACTCATCGTTACCCCAATGGTTGCGATACAGCTTACCATCTCGAATCCAGCATATGGGTATATTGTATTCCCCATTATTAGCAACTAGTTCAAGCCTCGATTCATCTGGTGGAACAAAATGAGAACAGATTGGGGGGTAGCAACTACCATCATCTGCCATATCAATTTTCTTTAATCGATATGTAGGGCCATCCCCTGTGAATGGTTCCCCAGTATCTATGTCAAATCTCTGCTGCCCAGCATCATCGAGCTTAGGTTCAGATATAATCTGTCCGTGATTGTCAGTTGTGTATTGGGCATAGATGACACAATCATCTGATGTTTCTATAACCAAAGGAGTTAACTCATGTATTTTTACAGAGTGATTATTAATATCTGCATCGTTGTTGTTTAGCGGATGGATCTCATACAAGTGAGCTTTCGTTATACAAATCTTCTTGTCTCCTTCAGGCTCAAACCTATATGGCTCATGTTCTTGCCTATATACAAACTGATCGTGGCTAACTTCTTGCCCCGCAAAATTAGTTCTTGTTCCAAAGCTGTGATGAAAATCATCCTCACCCACAAGCATAGGGCTTGGCCTTATTTCTTCAACAGGCTCTAGCTGTGGCTCAGTTATGCTTACGTCTGCTGGGCTAACGCTCCCATCAATGTTTTCCTCTACATCTCCTTCAGAGGATCTAGAAAAAAATCTTTGTAAGCTTTTGAATATACCATCCGCCATATTACTCGTAGCTAGGCTTATGCACAGTCCACTTAGTTCTTAAATAACCGCCTCTTGCTGGTTCCTGAGTATCTTTAGCCACATGCGTATCAGGTATGGTGGGAGGGTTTGTCACAGGAATATTTTTCACATAGGCGGCATACTTGTAGACTGGGTCTACTGTCCCAGTTGTGCAAGTAAGTGACCCCCCATTCATCAAACATGGTGGGATGTTAACCCTAACGTATGGAGTCCCGAAGGTGAATGATTGAGGCTCAAAGTTCTGGACTTCAGGCTTGCCACCATTAGATGCGTCGAACTTATTTGGAGACCAAGACACTTCTACATCAGTAGTGCAAGACCCTCTAAAAGCCTCTGGATTCATATGGTAATCAACAAAGGCTAGGTTTTGACCATCATGTCTTTCCCAGTTAACTATTTCAATACCCGCCAGAACAGGGGGAAAAGTATGATCCATAGCAGTTGAGTAACTATCTATGGTTATGTTTTTTCCTGTTGCGGGGACTCCTGCAATAACTTCTTTCTTTACTACTTCAAACCAGTCGGCGGATATCTGTCTTCCTTCTCTGTAGTAACCTATTCTTTTCCCATCTGAATCTCTTGTATTTGTTTTCCAAAACACATGCCCTCCGTCAGCAATCAAAGATTCTATTGTGGCACTGGTCGCGGGAGTAGTGGTGCTGTCAGATATTGTCTCGCCTTTGAAGTGATAGCTTACAGTCTGTGTTAAGTTGTAATGCGATAAATTATCCCATGCTAAAGTCTCTACATTTTCTGGGACAAAGTATGTCCGCTGCTCTACAACAAACACACCATCAAGCTCTTTGTCTCCAATCCGTTTCTGCTCTCTGCCCATGAGCTTATACCCCTTACCAGTAAAGTTGGCAGAGGTAGGCGCAACAGGCATGTCTGTCCCTGCTGCATGATCGGCAGAGTCTTCAGTAAATGAAGATCTAAGATCCACATAAGTTCGGACAACTGTATTAAACTTCGTCTGCCCCAAGCTTGCTTGAGAGTATTCAAAGTTATATTCGTCCTGAGAAGATCTAGTGTTAACGTAGAAATAATAATAAAGCTGACCATTAGGATCAGCTTGACGAACGTGGGCAAGAATGTGGTTAGGAAAGTTTACTGTATCTGGGTGCGCCGTCCCATAAGCAGGTGGTGTCTTCCCCACCCGCTGGGCATCTACAGTCTCATAAAACAGTAAGTCTTGAACATTCGGCGAAACGAATGTTAAGACTGTCTGTCTTTGAGGACTGGGTTGATTCCTTTGAACAGGCATTACTCCTCAACTTCTTCTAATTCCTCTACCTCTTTTGGTTCTTCTTCAGCTCCTTCATTGAGGGCGGAAGCAAATTTTCCAATGAGGAAACTACCTGCCCCCGCAACTTTCCCCCCACCCAGTGTAGGGTGCTTAATAGCGATATCAATAAGTTGGATAGTGGCTGCGAGTTGGTTATTATCTAATTCAATGCTTTTCATATGTTAGGGAAATTACGGGGCTATGGTTGTTTTTTCAAGGTTTTTAAACGAAAAAAGATTTGAGATGTCCAACTCTAAGCTTGGGGACTACAAGTGGTTTTATTCCTGTCGTAGCATAACAGTTATTACAGAAACTTACATCCTCAAATGACATATCTCTCACATCGATTTTGCCCCCTTTTTTGTCCTTACACCCTTTGATTTCTACAGGATTGAGCGGGTAATAAGGGTATTCCATTTGTTCATAAATAGATCTATGAACTTTGGTGAATCCAAACCCACACCAGTCTACCTTAATTAACTTCGATGGTGCCTCTTCTGCTTTTTTCTCCATGAAATCCCCAGATAGAAAAGGCATATGTAAATGCTCACGGAAGTAATCTTCATTCCACTTGCCCACCATTGCCGTATCCGATTGGTCAGATTTATACCACCCCGTCACAAATTTATGTTTGGGGTCTATACGGTGTAAGTATTCTACTTGTTCGATGGTGAACTGAATATCTGAATCAATCCAAAACAACCATTCAGCTTCTACGGGTCTTGTGTCGTAGTTTCCTCTGCCTCCTGTGGCTAAGAAATTTCTAGCGAAATTTAAGAACAAACCACTACAGGTAAATATCTGTGAATTGTTTTTCTCGCACCAAGACTGAAGCTCTAGGTATTGTTGAAATAACTTACCATCTATACCTCTATGATCTATTGGGATTAAAAATACTGTGTTAAGCATTGGCTAAAGATTCGATGTATTCGACTGAGGAAGTGTCCACTTCAGCAGGGCTTTCTGCTATGGCCTCCTCCTCTTCATCTTCTTCAACATCAACCTCTATGACAAGTTTATCAATATCTTTTCTCTCCCCATAAACAACGTAGTAGTAATTCAAAGGCTCATCAGTATTTGATCCGACAACAACATCTCCATTGGCCTCCATAGAAGAAACAAAGAGACATTGATTAGGTCCAATAGCTGTAAGCTCTACTGACATACTATCGGGATCTACTAACCCGTCCCAGTAATCAGGCATCGTTATAGTGGAAGAAGTGCTCTTGCCTCGGAAGTATACTCCAATCTCTGGTCCCTCAAGACAGGCGTGAACAAGCTGCTTGTTTTCTTTTGTCGGGTGATCAATTACGAAACTCTTATAAGATCCTTGAATGCTACCATTGACTTGTAGTGCGTAGTAACCCGATACAGAACTGGTTCCTATACCTACGTTGCCTTGGATAAGCATTCCGTTAGTAGGAGCCGTAGCTGAAGTATAACTAGCTCCAATAGCTACACCCCCATTAACTGCGAGTTTGCTCGAAGCAGTTGTAGTTCCTATTGCAAAATTACCTCCGCTAGTAATCGCACTCTGCACCCCACTACTAGAACTTCCTCCATTCGGTCTGAATCTAAACCCTTTCCCAGATGCCGCAGCAAAATACATTTGATCAGCAGCTTTAGCAAAGATTCTATGGTGACCATTTGTTAAGTTAGTTGTTCCAATTCCGAATGCTCCGTAGTCCCCACCAAAAGTGCCATCAACATCAATCTTACTGTTTGCATCAGTGATAGTGACATCAGCTAAAGAAGCGTTGCTTCCTGATTTGTAAAATGTAGAAGCATGATTCCCATCTAGTTTATCCGCATCTAAACCAGATCCAGATCCATCTACAGTCTTGATAAGAGTAAGGATCTCACTAGCTGTCTGATCGGCTGTAGCTCCGCTTTCAATACCGTCCAACTTAGAGTGGTCGGCGTTTGTGAAATTGTTATCTGTTTGTGAAGCTACAGAGAAGTCGAGAGTCCCATCTGAGTCTTGGTAGGTAACGGTAATCCCACTC